AAATTACCGATATCAAATCAAATGGCGATGTAATTGCTAGAGTTGACGGTGAATCACAAGAATTCATTCTTAGAGAACCTAATAAGTATCTAAAGAAGAAAGTTAATGAAGCTAAGTCAAACGTTAAGATGATCTCTAAGAAAGAGTGGGATAAAGCTCACAAAGATTACAAGACTGAGATCAATGGTCAAAAGTACATGATGGAATACGACGATGCTAGAGACATGACAGTTCTTGTTCCAGTTGAGATCAATGAGTCAAACGAACTTGATGAAAAGGCAAATTGGGCAGATGATAAAAAGTATGATAAATACGAGAGGATCCCAGTGACACATAAGCATTTTGATATTTGGAAAAAGAAAGTTAAATCTTTTTATAAAGACAAGTCTGTAAAACAAATGACTGATGAATTTAAAATTCATCCAAGATCGATTAATGTTATTATATACGATTATTTGGCAAAAGAACCTGGATTTCAATTTAAATCAGTTAAAGACGAAGATGTTAAAAAGGATTTAGCGGTTCAAGAATTTTTAATGCTTGAGGGTGTTGAAGTTAGCGAATCTGTTGAATACATTGAATTGGACGAAGCACGTTCAATCAACAAGATTAAGAAAGAGTGGGATACTGTTACTAACGATATGAAGGAGACTGTCAGGGAATGGAAGGCAGCTGATGCATCAAAGAAAGAATCATACCTTGAAAAACTAAAGTCTCTAACTGCTAAAAAGAAAGAGCTTGAGAAAGAGCTTAATGCAGCAGTAAAGGGTAAAGATAGAAATGCTGAACTTGCAGCTTCTGAATCACTACTAGAAGGTGGTATGTCTGATATTGACATCATTGCTAAGACGGCTAAGAACTTCAATTCATTCATGAAAGAAGTTATGGCTGATTTTAAACTAGAAGACTCAAAAGAACTTAGAGCATGGTTGGAAACAATCTATGCACCATACTCAAAGTAATATGAAACACTTCCATACATTCGAAAGCTTTAATTCTGCAGAGTCTAACATCTCTGCTGAAATCTTTGATATTCTAGAAGGCAAAGTCTCTATCGAAGAGATTGAAGCAGTTATTGCTAGCACAACAGATGAGGGATTCTTTAGTTGGCTAAAGGGCATCTTCACAAACGGTAAGCAAAAGAGAGTTCTAGATAAGTATGCTGACGAACTTCTTAAGACTCTTATTAAGAAAGGTACACTAGAATTACAGGGTGATCCAACTGAGGAGTTGAGTGCTGAACTTGAAGCTGCTGAAGAAGGGGATGATATGTATGGATGGTCTGGTAACCCAGATGATGGAAGCAATGGATTTAGATCAAGAGCAAGTAGCAGTCCTTCATATTCACACAGTCCACATAAAGCTCAATTAGATTTGCTAACTAACCAAGAACAAAACATCATTGAAGTGATGGATGAAATTGGTAAGGAGAGTGAGGTTCTTGGTAGATATGTTTCTAAGGTTAAACTTGAAGCTAAACTAAAGGCTACTGAGATGCTTATGAAGGTTGCCGATACTGAAGTTAAAAGAGTTCTTGGTAAGATAGTTAATAAGCAAAGAAAGCGTATTGCTCAAAACGATAAGGACCTTAAGGCAGCAGTTGATGCTTCTGAGTCATTAGTTATTGAGAAGGCTGAAGGAGATAGAGGTCCTATTGATAATCCAGATATCGAAACAGCTCTAAAGAAAAAGTCTGACGAAAGCGGTATTGCTATCGGCCTACTTCGTATTGTAATGAGAAGGGGCATGGACGCTTGGAACAGTGGCCACAGAGAGGGCATGGGTCAAGAGCAATGGGGCTATGCTAGAGTTAATGCATTTATTGAAAAGGGTAAAGGTACTTGGGGTGGAGCTGATAAAGATATTGCTGCTGAAGTATCTGAGTCAACTGTCAACGAAGCTGAAGAAACTTATAACGATTACCCAGCAGCTGCTAAGGCAAATGCGAAGAAGGCTATCGAGTGGAAAGAGAAGTATGGCCGTGATGAAGTTACTGGCGGTACTGAAGTTGGTTGGGCTAGAGCTCACCAGTTGGCTAAAGGCGAATCACTATCGAAAGATGTAGTTTCTAGAATGGCTCAGTTTAACAGACACAGAAAGAATTCTGAAGTTGCTGCCGAGTTTAAAGATACTCCTTGGAAGGATAGAGGCTATATTGCATGGTTGATCTGGGGTGGTACTGAAGGCGTTGATTGGGCTATTGCTAAAATGGAAGAAATCAAAGAAGCTTACAATATCAATAAGTATTCGCCAATGTCTTATGCTAAGCAGATTGCATCAGGTGTAATGACTATGCAAGACGCAATGGAAGAAACAGGTCTACCATTTACAGAGCTAATGAAGCTTGTAAAGAAGATTGACAAAAACTTCAAAATCAATTTTGAATCAAAGGATATGAAACACTTTAAAACATTTGAATCATTTGTTAACGAGGGCAGCCACAAAGAGGCTGAGAATATTGCAGATCAAATCACTGGTCATATTCAAGATATGATCAACAATGACGAAGAGGTTGATGGCGCATATTACTTGGTGAAAGATTACTTCGAAGGAGACACTCGCAATCCACTTTTTAATATGGTAGTCGACCTAGTTGGTAAGTGGATGAAAAAGAATAAAATCTAACATGAAACGCTTCAAAGGTGGTCACAGAGGCTATTAATCAATAAAAGCAGTTTGATATATAAATAATAACAAAATAAAATACCATATCCCATGGCAAAACTAAAAACATTTGAAGAATACATCGCTGATATCGATTCTGCAGAAGAAATCGAGAAGGAGATCGTAGACATGGGTGAGCCAAAAACGGCTGAAGGCGGAGAGGACGTTGTGTCTGATGATCAACCTAAAGCTAAAGCGCCAGCTAAGTCAACTGACAAAGGTGCTGGTGAAGATGCTGAAGAAATGGAAGCAGACACCAAAGATGTTCACTCAGAAGAAGATAAAAAGATTGTAGATCCAGCAGATCAAAAAATGCCTGAAGATGAAGGCGAAGATGGTGCTGTTGAGGTTGAAGAGTCTGTAAGCGAGGAAGACGAAGAAGAGGAAGGCGACGAGATCGTTGACGAAATTCCTGGTGAAGACGGCCAAGTTGAAGCTGATGATGACGAAGAGGAATCTGATGACGAAGACGAGGGCGACGATGAGGACGAAGAGTCTGAAGAAGGCGAAGAGTCTGAAGAAGGCGAAAAGGAAGAAGAGCCAAGATTGGTTACTGATATTCTACAAGAAGCTTTCGGCATGATCAAGAACGAAGCAAAGGTTTGGGAAGAAGATGCACACGATACACATACTATCGAAGCATACCTTAACGAGAATGCTTCACTTCTAGCATCGATGGCTTGCAATACTCTTACAGAAATGAAGAAGGATATTACACTTGAGCAATATGAAGCAGCGTGTAACGGTCTAAAAGAATCTTACTCTAAGAAGATCTCTGAAATGATCGAGTCTTTCGAAGCTGAAGGTGAAGTTATTTCTACAGAAGATTAATACTCATAGTTTCTTTTGAAACAACCATAGAAGGTCCGTGTATAATACATGGACCTTTTATATTTTGTAGATGCCTAGTACACCTATTGATAAAGTTTATATGAAGATCGCTTATGATGTTGCAGAGCTTAGCTATGCTCAACGTCGTAAGGTTGGATGTGTTGTCGTTAAGGATAACCAGATTGTTTCATTTGGTTATAATGGTACACCATCAGGCTTTGATAATATCTGTGAACATGAACATGTTGCGATAGTAGAAGTTGATGGTGGATATGAAAAGAATCCAGAGGCTATTAAGGCTTTGGAGGATGATGGATATTTCTGCAATGCCAATGGTGTATGCGGTAAAGTGACACATGAAACTAAAAGAGAAGTGTTGCACGCTGAGTCAAATGCAATCACAAAGATTGCTAAGTCAACACTGAGCTCTGATGGTGCTGATTTGTACACTACCACAACACCATGCTTTGAGTGTTCAAAGCTTATAATCCAGTCGGGTATTAAACGTGTTTTCTATACTGAGGATTATCGAGATATGACAGGCCAAAATTTACTAGCAAGCGCTAACATTGAAGTTATTAAAATATAATGGGATTTAATAAAGTTTATTTACCTGAATATGAGGTCATGGTTAAAGAGTTGAAGACATTAGACTCTAAAACATTCGCTGACAGATATAGAAAAGCAGATGCACTAATAGGACCGTCTAAATCAGTAAATCTTGTAACAGAATACTTAGAAGAATATTATGAAGGTTCTAGAAACTTTAACGAGGATTTTCTCGAAAGATTCCAAAGAAAACACAAAGTCTAATCTAAAAGATATGGAAGTGGCAGATATTAAAAAACAAAAGAGATATCAATGGATTAAGGGTGATAAATTTGGTGACGTTGTAGAAGTTTCTGAAACCCAAAAAGATATTAAATGGCTATACTTTACAGATGGTTCTCGTATTAATCCTTCATTAGTAAAGGAATTCCTTATGGAAATTGAACACGATAACCAAGTACTAAATATTAAGAAGCAGAACCAAAAGCCTGCAGTTGCAGCATCTGCTGAAGAAGCAGGACTAGTGCCACGAACAGGTCCTACACAAGACCAAACACCTACAGTTACAACAAATACTTCAAGCCCAGTAGTTACTCAACCAGAAGTAAAAGAACCTACTGTGATGGGTAAAATGATTGAGAAGATGAGTAAGAAGAACGTGGTAAACGTTCCTGTAGAAATTAACGTAAACATTCCGACTCCTGCTATCTATGCAATGCTAAGCGAAGGCATGGAATCAGAGGATCTGAATGAAGAAATCATGAGTGTTGCTCTTGCACAAATTGAGATAAATAAACTTCAAGAGTATATTAAAGAACAAATCACTAATTTTTTAATTGAATATTATGGCTAATAGACGCGAAAGACGTTGGCAGCTTAGAGCTACTCAAATGTTGAGAGTTAAAAACCTTTTTGGTCCATACACTGAGTTGGGCAAACTATGGTATAACAAGACTAGAACTGAGGGTGCAGCTCTACACAAAAGAAACACAGAAGCAGTTGAGCAAGCAATGTATGAAGCTCTCGCTGAAAGAGAGTCAAAGCTTGTTGAACTTTACAATGAGATGGGCTACTCAAAGCAGAAGATTGATCTATTGATCGAGGCTTGGCAGCTTACTACTGTAAAACACAAAGACACATATCGCGAAGATCGTAAGAGAGCTAACCAGCTCCGTCGTCAAGCTAACGATATGAACTAATAGACATGCAAAAGATCTTGTTAGAGATTGCTGATAACGGTATTATTAAGACCGTTACTGATGATAATATTAATGCGGCTGGTGAAGTCTTCGAATCAAAGGTTGTTTATGATCTTGAGAATGGAGATGTCGTCATTACCAAGTTGAATATGCTATATGAACTTTCTGAAGACATGGGCATGGAACTTGGTAATTCGAAACAGCCAGATCAAATCAAGATCATTGCTGACTGGGGTGAGAGCTTCATTCCTCAAATTGAGGATAAAGCTGAACTCGAGAATCGAATTAAAAATACAGAGAAGTTCTTGCTAATGATGCGAGAACAACTCTCAAAATTGTAATGATTCTAAAAGTAGAATGTATATGGTGCAATACCAAGACCGAATTCAATAGATATGTTCGCCTAAATGGTGAAGGTTCTTTTGTAATCAATTACTTGGATATCATCGATAAACTAACGAAGGCCGACCCTTATGGAGAGAATCCAAATGATAAGGTTGTCGGCCTTCACCTACATTCTGCTATGAATAATGTTATAAATAAAATAGCCATTTCAGAAGAGTCTAATGAGCTTTCTCCGAAAGACTATAAACTTATATACTTACTCAAGAATCTAACGGCTGACACCACACAGGGTATCCAGGAAACACTAGAGACTATAACTCCAGATGAATGTAGGATGCCAATGAAACTTGTTATCATAAATAGAACGGATTATCCTAAGAAGGGTGTACTAAGCCGTTTTGATACAGTTAAATTTATAGACAAATGATACAGCATAAGTTATTCCCTAAGGGTGAATACTGCCATGCATTAATATCTAGCCCTTCTAATCCAAATGTTTTAATCCCAGTAAGGGGCCTCATCTATGATGTTAAGATGGATGAGTTTAATCCACAATATCAAATCAAGATTGTTAAGTTCTATGACGACATTAACTTCTTGAAAAGGTACTTGTTTGGATACAAGTTTCCTGGTAACTTTAAAAACAAAGATGCCATCTTTAAATTCAAGCGCAAAGACTATAGCACATGTGAAGAGTTCGAAGCCAGAATTAGAGATGGTAAAAACTGGGATAAGTATCTAGTGGTTGTTGACTCAGTCATGTGTGCTAGAACTGAAGTTGAAATTAGAGAGTTATTCAATAAGGTTCAGACATTCATGATTGAAAAGAATATCAAAGAAATATTCGAACAGACTAATAGAACTTATTACCGCTCTGGCCAATACTACTTCCAGTCAAGAGACGATTTCTCAATGGCACTAAAAAGATTCTTAAAGGATCGTGAACCTAAACGTAATAATTGGATAGACTCCATAATCAATCGCGCATCGTTTGATGAGCTAGATAGCTTAGACTGATATATAAAAGAAAAGTATATCTGCTTACATGGGTTACGGACTAAGTGCCAATAGCGCTAAAGATTGGTTTGCTAGAACAACTGGACAGCTAGGAAATTTATGGGGCTCTACAACTGATGCTGCTGCATCTGGTTATAATGCTGTAAGTGCGGGCGGTTCAAGTGCATATAATGCTGGCGCGCCTGTTATTAATTCTGCTGCTAGTACTGGGGCTGGATATGCATCTAATTCTGCAAATGCTGTATCTGGTGCTGCAACTTCTGCATATAATAGTATTGCTGCCCTTCCTGATACAGTGGGCGGTGCTGTGTTTAACACATATCAGACTGCTACTCCGCTTGCTAGAAAAACTGGTGACATTGTTAATAGAAAGACGGCAAAGGACCAGGCATATGTTGGTAGACTTGGAAATAATGCATCAGACATCGGCAACGAGGTTACCTCTTTTGGTAACAAATGGTGGAACAGATTTACTGGTAAGGAAGTAACATCGGTTAGTGGTAGAACTGCAACGTATAATGGTGCTAGAATACCTAATACCCCACCACCAACAAACGTAGACAGAAACATAGGTGATGATTTAGCTAAGACAACGCAACCGCCTGAAGTAGTAAACTTTGAGGTACTATATGGTGCTGCGGGTTCTGAACTTACTCAAAGTATTTCATACGATGCAAATCCAGCTAAAGGTCTTGAAGAAGCAATTCCAGGACAGAAAGCTTATTTCTCCTTGTTTAATGACTGGTCTCTTATTAAATATAAAGGTGGCCTAGGTTCTAAACTTTCTGCTTCTGATCCGTCGGGTGCTAACGATTCATATAACAGTCCTACTACTCTTAGTGGGTATGAAGGCGAAGACGGTAAACACCTTAGAAACCCAACAGTCCAGACTATTATTGAAAATACAAGCAAGCTTGGATCTATTTCTTATAACTATAGATACTTTGACTTTGCACTTGCTAAATATCACGGTAGAATTCCTAACAACTATCTAGTAACTGTTAGAAGGTTCCCAATGCCTGTTGAAGATAATATCATTAGTAGCAAATCAATGGAAAACCAAAAGATTGTTGAGAATGGTCTTCCTGCTATTGCACAGGCTGTTACTTGGTTTGGTGAATCTACAGGTAATGAACTAAACAGTATGCTTAAGTTTACTGTTAGTCAGAAATGGGAAAATGTTGAGTCTTCTATTCAGACTATTGATGGTGGTGGTTCAGGTGGTAAAGTACAATCTCAAATTGGTGGAAGTGACTTCATGTCTGCTGTATGGGGTGCTGCAAATGGTATGGATGCTGCAGGTGTTAAAGCCGCTAGAGATGGACACGATCCTCTTACTGACACATATCCTAACCACGTATTTGGTCCTATTAACGTTATCAAAGAAGTTGCAGTAAGACAGCAAGGTCTTTCATTCTCTAATGACATTACACTTATATTTGAATATGATCTTCGCCAAATCAAAGGTGTTAACCCTAAGATTGCATTCCTTGATTTGATGGCGAACCTACTTGCGCTAACATATAATAACGGTAACTTCTGGGGTGGCTCGGTGAGATATACTGGTGGTGGTAAGATTAATAAGCCAATCGGTGACCAGTCTAAGCTAAAGTCAGGTGACTATGGTGGCTACTTTAAGAGTATTGTTGAATCAGCGCTTTCAGGTCTTGGAAACATCTTTCAAGATATCAGTGAGAATGGATTGATGGGTAGCTCGGTTGCAAAGAACTTTATTGGTGGTAAACTACAGAACATGTTTGGTACTCCTCAAGGTGGCCAGGCTGTAAAGGCATTCCTTTCTGGAGATGCTACTGGAGATATGCACGTTGTTATCGGTAATCCACTAAACCCTATTGCTGTTATTGGTAACATGTATTGTGATAGTGCTGAGTTTATTTTTGATGGTGAAATGTCTTACGACGGTTTCCCAACACAGCTTAAATTAACTATGAATCTAAAGCACGCTAGACCAAGAGACAAGGCTGATATCGAGTCTATGTTTAATGGTGGTAAAGGTAGAATCTATCTACAACCTAAGAATGGTGCTAACATCGATAGACCGATGATTGCTACGGCATATGGTAATAAAGACTCTAAGCCAGACTTGAGCTTGATTGAAAAAATGACACACGGATAATGGACTTCAATACATTCCAAGGCAAGCGCGTTGTTGATGGTAAGGTCGCTATGACGGAGCCATATGTTATCTTTACTGAGAAGACTAGTGTTATTGCAACACATGTTGTAGCGATTGAAGAAGAGGGCAGACCGGACTTGATTGCCCTTAGCTATTACGATACTGAGTACATGCTAGACTTAATCCTAAAGTGGAATGGTATTTCCAATCCGTTTGGTATTGCAGCTGGCGATGTACTTGAGATTCCATCGGCTGTATCTGTATTCAAGAAGTTTACTAAGCCGGGTAGACCAAACGGAAATACTAAGAAAGAACAGTTTATTTCTGAAAGAAGAATGACTAAAAAGGATATTAAGCGCCTTGACTTTATTCAAGCAAAGTCAGCGCAATACAAGAATGGTTCTAGTGCACCTCTACCGCCTAATGTTCTTAAAGAAGGTCAAACCAATACTAAAGTTGTTGGCATCACTAGAGAGGCTAATGGACCACTTGAGGTCGATAGAAAAAGCGAAGTATAATCTCTTATGGGTTTAAATGCTCACATATTAACAATAACTGAGCCAACGATTGCAGTAGATAATATTGCTGCAGTTGATATGGGTCAAAGAGAGGGCGGAGACAACTTTGATGTTGCATCTGCACAGCAACCGTATATCAGGATAAATGGATATACCTTCCAGACTGGTGAGGTTGGTTCTTTTAGATTAAGACTTACTGGAAAGTTTCCTGAGATTAGTGCTGTACTTTATGACAGGATGGGTGCATTTGCAGTATCTCAGTTTCCTAGAGATGGTGATGTTCTGGGGCTTAGAATGCAGGCGAGAGGTGATAAGTACAAGGATATTCGAATGGACTTTCATATCATTGAGTTTAGGGGCGTTCCAGCGTCGGATGCTGAAAGAGCTACTAAGGGTACTACATTTCACGTAAGAGCTATTGCTAAACTTCCAGGGATGTATACTGATGATTGTAAGAGTTATGGTAAGGCAACTTCATATGATCACTTGATCAAGATTGCAGAGGACCTTAAGCTTGGATTCGCAACAAATGTAGAGGCGACTGATGACGAGATGGTTAGACTTTGTGCATACCAAACTAAGTTTGATTTGATTGACAAGACAGTACTATACTCCTATATTTCTGATGAAACATTTCAAACGTATTCGATTGATCCGTATTATTATATAAACTTTATTGATGTCCAAAAGCTTTTTAATGCCGAGGAAGATATTGAAATGGCTGAGCTTAAGACGGTTCAAACATTTTATGAAAGATCAGAGGATAGCCAGCTAGGTGATACTGGAAACATGACTAAATTGCTTCTAACAAATCACAATAATGCAGCTTCAACTTCTAATTATATTGCATCGTATAATCTAATCAACAACTCAACAACTGTAGCACTTGAAAATGGCTATAGAAGGTTTGTCCAGTATTATGATTTTAATACAAATATGGATGCTAATAAAGAAAACTTAAATGAGTTTTTTACAGAGTCCATTGTTAGTTCAACTATTAAAGAAAATGAAGAGCCACTTAAAGGCCGTAGAAAGTCTAGTACTGATGAATATGATAGCCTTACTAAACACAAGTTTGTAGGTCTTCAAGACTCAAATCCTAATGAGGGCAATGTACACCTAAACTATGGTTTTAGTGTTATACATAATATTCAGAACATGGTCGAGTTGGATAAGATGAAACTTGTAGTTACTCTTAAGACAATGAACCCTGCACTTTACAGGTACATGAAGGTTCCTGTAACTATTTACAATATGACTACTGCCTCTAATGTTGCTACAAAACAACTGATAGAGAAATCAGAAGAAGCCGGCTTTGAGAATAAGAATCCAAAAGAGGCTGAGAGCTCTTCTATATCTGATGAGCAGCCAAAGGTTGATGAGTTCCTAACAGGCTATTACGTAATCATGGGTATCGAATATGTTTATGAAGCTGGAAATATAACCAAGTATTACACCTATCTAGAAAGGAATGGCCAGCAAGGATTAACACAGTATAATCCGAATATATAAATCTATGGCCGGCCAAAAAAATCAATATAAGTTTTCAAAGGAGATGTTGAATAGGCATTCAAAAAATGCTTACCAAGATCCTACGTATTTGTCATTCACTATCATGTTTGACCCAACGTCTCCGTTGTTCAGCCCAGGAGATGCTGCCAAAACTCTTAGAGACTTCTATAAAGAACCTAAAAGGGCAGCAAAGCTAACACAGTTTACTGATACTATTCAGCTACTCAATAAGGAGATGCCATGGTACTGGAAAAGCATCGAAGGCATTGATAGGGTTGTAACATACCACGATAACAGAAAGGATGCATATGCCGGCGGTGACGATGCTAAGATAACTATTACATGTAACGAAACTATTAACCTTGCTATTACAGGTCTTATGGACTTGTACAGAGAGGCCCTATATGATAACGCCGCATGGACTCAAACTTTGCCAGAGAACTACAGACGTTTTAGAATGTGGGTTATTGTATCTGAGGTAAGAAAGATCAACAGCGCGGACCCAAATAGCCTGAATATAGTAGATTGGGATGATATTGAGAACTCAGCTACTGAGTTTACTCCGATGTTTAAATTCGAGTTTGATAAGTGTGAGTTTGTACCAAACTCTGCGAGTGAAGCCTTTGCTTCTCTTTCATCTAGCGAGCCTACAATGGCAACTGACTTGAAGATCAATATTAAGTACGAGACTATTAAGAGGATTGATGAAGATACAAACTATCTACAAGGTATTGTAACAAGTTCAGTACCCGATCAATATATTGAAGATGCTGCTGAAGGTCGCGAAGGACTTGGTAATAGAGTGGCTAGAGATGTGAATGGTATTCTGCAAGATAACATTGATCGCTTTGGAAGGTCTGTTGCAAAAGCAAACCCAGCAAGGCTTGTTAATAATCCTGATAATGTATACGGTTCACAGTTAGATAGACTTTATCAAAGTGGATTAAATAATCTTGGCAACTTTACTACAGGGATTGCTAGAACACCTGAGAACATTTACAAGGATGCAGTTGTTAATATCGAGTCTGGTGCTAATGCATTTAGACAGGCTTTAAATACAAACATTTATGGAGCAGCAGGTATGCCTGTTAATGAAGCTCTAAAGAGAGGTGCAATCGCATCTATTTTTCCGTTGATAAATAACCAAGAGGGCTTTGGACGTGGAGACCTCGGAAATGTCAACGGATAATGAATCAAAACGAACTGTTTAAGGATAACCTTAGAGACACTCACTGGATTGGTGAAGTTGTTGAAAACGTAGACCCTAATAAGCTAGGAAGATGCCGAATCAAAGTGTTCGGTAAATTCGACCTACTTGAAACACAGGACATTCCATGGGCTATTCCTTCAAACACAATGGTGCACGGTTCATTCGCCGTACCTAATATTGGTGACATAGTTGGTGTTAGATTTGACAATGGTAACCTATACCAACCAAGATATACATTCCAACTTCGCACAAGCGATTCTCTTAAGACTGAAGTACTAGATAACGAGAACGAAGCCGAAAAGGTTATCTCGATTATGTATGATTCTGAAAAGAATGTTAGAGCATACTACTCGCCGACTGATGGCTTTATCATGACCACTGGCGGCTCGAAGACTGCTGACCCTATGGTTAGACTAACTAACGACGGAAAGGTTATCATCAACGCTAAAGATATCTATATCGCGGATGGATTTAATGACACTTCAGAACCTGCGGTGAGAGGCGCAACACTGTCAAGTGTTATTAGAAACATACTAGGATTCATTACATCACATATACACCCAACACCATATGGTCCTTCAGGCCCTGCCCTACCGCCAGAGTCTATTAATGCAGCTAAGTTAAGGTCTGATATCTTGACTAATACAGGTGATGGTAAAATTCAACAAAAGAGCTAAGTCATGCCAGAACAAATAGTAGGTGGAAATAACGGGGTCCCTATGTCAGATGGCAACGGTGGAACAGTCGACCAGGGCGGTGCTCAAACTCAGGGTGGTGGGTCTGCTGCTATTCCTGGAAGTAGCACATCTGGTACTTCAGGTACTACAGCCACTATTGCTCCGTTGGTAGATTGGCAAGCCGAAGTTGCCAGAACAAATGAAGCACTTGATTTGGTTCTTACACAACCTGGATTCTTTCTTACATTTAACCAGTTTGTAGCTATCTTTATTACTGCGAAATATGGTAGAATGTTTGATGGTATGGGCCTTGATGAAAAGACTAAACAAGAAGAGTTAGATAAGCTTAAGGAGTATTACAATACACATGGCAAACAAGCTATGAAAAAAGAGTATGCTAAACTAAAAGAAGCTTACTCAGATGCTATCAAAGGTTTTAAAGTGATTGTACCTCAAATTTCATCTACTATTATTGATGTATTCATGCCTCCTACATTTACTGGAGTGCCAAACGTTGGATCAAAACTTTTGCAGGTTGGTATTAGAATTCTAAATATACTTGTGGCTATTCAATATGCACTAAGGCTTGCTAAAAAATACTTAGACCTTGCAGAAGAATTTGGTCTACAGGAATTAGAGACTACAAAGGTACTTGTTCGTGCATTAGATCCTATGGTCAAACAACTTGAATTTGTACAGTCACAAATTGATAAGTTGGGTGCTGTATTTAATAAGGACGATGCAGATGAAATGAACAGGATCATGAAGAATAAGCTAATTAAAAACGTGAGTAGAAGGCTTGACAAAATGACCGATGTTGCTGAAGAGGTTATTGATAATATTGCAGATGGTGAGTCTACTGCAGACAATAGAAAGTTAGTAAAGAGATTCTATAAACTTTATATAGCTAATCAAAAAGAGATTGATAAAGGTGTTAATGCAATGGATCTTGCAAGTGATAATAATCCATTGGGTAATAAAGATTTTGAAACGCTTAATCAATTAATACTTGCTAATGATTTAAGAGGGCAAATTGAAACGATTGTAGGTGGTACATTAACTGAATCTAGGGCAAAAAGTATACAAAATAAGTATAAGCTTGAAGAGTCGGTTATAACACATGTAAATAAATTAATAGATGACTATATGAAGGAAGATACTACTTTACAGATTCTTGAGTATGGTAAACAGCTAGGTTTTAAGATTAACAACAAATAATACACTAAAAAGAAGCGAGTTATATATTAAGTATTCATTCACTCTAAATTAAATAAAATGAACTCAAAAAAAGAGGCTGGTGCAAATAGCAACGGCCAACCAAAAAGACAGAGGCTCTCTAAGAAAGAACAGGCTCCTGTTAAGCTTCAAGAAGAAACATCACTTGAAGTAGACGTATTAGATCTTTCAGATGATGCGTCAGATGAAGAAACATTCCTATTGCCTAATGGCGAATTCGATTGGGATCGTTATGAATTTCATCACAACACCAAACTAAGACGTAACGATCGTATTAAGACTGGAAGTCATAAGGATATTGTGTATTGCCACGAGCCATATGCACAGGACTTTTACAACATGATCTCAACAGTACAGTTTGAAGAAACTATTTCTGAACTTGGTGTAGGTCGTATTGAGACTGGTCGTATCCACTCTATGAGTGAGAAATGGGCTACTGTTGATATCGGTTATCGTGAGATGCTTTACATTGATCTAGCTAAAGAAGATCGTGATGTTATTGAAGATATCAAGCCAGGTGACGAAGTTTCAATTAAGATCCTTAGCGATAAGACAGAATCGAAAGAATACGCAACTGCGTCTATCTCTGAAGGAACTAAGCAGCGTGTGTTTGCTGAACTAAGAGTTGCAGCAGATGAAGGTGGTACTGCTTACATGGGTACTGTTAAGGAGATGATTCCAGGCGGTGGTTACATTGTCAGCGTACAAGGTATTAATTGTTTCATGCCAGGTTCTTTGGCAGGTATTAACAAGCTACATGACTTTGAGTCTATCATTGGCACAAAGATGTATGTTGTTCCAGATTCTTTCTCTGCACAAAAAGGTACTATTGTCGTATCACACAGAAAGTATCTACAGGCTATGATCCCACACCAAATCGAAGAGGTGAAGAACAATATGACACACGAGTATACTGGTAGTGTTACAGGTTCTGCTAAGTATGGTGTCTTCGTTGAGTTTAATACTTGCCTAACAGGTATGATTCACGTTAATGACCTAGATCAAGACCTTGCTGAAAGACACAGATCTCAAAGCATCCAACCAGGTGAAGAGGTTAAGTTCAAGATCAAGGAGATCGTATCAAATGAGAAGATTATCCTAACACAAAAAGAAGTTGCAGAGGTTAAGGAAGACACTTCATGGGAAGAGTTCTCAAAGACTTTGAAGGTACCTATGATTGTTGAAAATGCTGTTATTAGATCTATTAAGGATTATGGTGTATTCATCTCAGTACATGGTTCTGTAGTTGGTATGGCGCATATCTCAGAGTTCCCAGAAGGAACATCCCTAAAGGATACGTTTACTAAGGGTGAACAGATCAAAGTAGAAGTTACTAAGGTTGATCTAGACACTAAGAGAGTATTCTTGAAGGTCATTATGTAATAACTTAATACGCTTTCTGAGGCGGATATATAATCTTAAATAGTAAGATTCCAATATATCCATGCTAAACGAAGCGAACAAAGATATTCTATTAAAAGCTTTTTGCGGAATTGAGTTTGAATTTTATTCAAACCATTCGGTTGAACAGACTGCTGAAATGCTTGGAAAGGTACTGAACCGAAAGGTCAGAGTCGAAGAAAAAGCACACTCGGACTTCAAACCTTCCGATAGAGAGTTTAAGATAGAACCCGATATGTCAGGTGGTGCCGGTCTCATGGAAATGGTGACCGGCGCACTTGCATATACTGATGCAAGATTGATTATTATCAAGACTCTAGCGTGGATTCAGGAAAATGGATACACTACAGATAGAGCAGGTATCCACTTGAATGTTTCTTTTGATAAGAAGCAGGTGGGTGCAAATTTCATCACACATATGAATACTCTTAAGTTTATTCTTGACTTTAAAGAGGATCAGGTTTATAAGTTCTTCCCTGAAAGAAGGGACCTCGTTTACGCAAAGTCTATTAAGTATATTCTACCTAAAAACGAGTTGTTTAACTTTGATGAAAACCACATCTCAAAACAGCAGTTTAAATATCCAGATACTAAGTATTATGGTGTTAACTTCTTAAAGCAAAATGATGGCTATCTAGAGTTTAGATATCTAGGTGGTAAAGACTACGAGAAGAAGACTACAACAATCCTACATTTATTGGACCTGTTCTTGATTCAGCTTTGGAATGCGTGTGTTAATCCAGATTTGAATGAGTTGAACAGACTTGAACTACGTAGGATCATGAACAAGTTAAAACCAACATATGATCTATACAAGGACCACAGAAACTTTAAGAACTTTCAGAATATTAAGTTTACACTTGATTTAAGTCCTGATGGTGGTAATCGTGGTGAAACGATAGATATGTATTGGGATCAGATCAAGGAGCAAGTCATTAAGCTTATTACTGAAGGCGGTCTAATCGAGGGTCATATCAACTATGATACCGATAGATCTAAGGTTCAGGTTAAAGACGGTAAACTAATGGCAGCACATAACTTATCTGGTTATGAATTTGTTGATTGTGAGATTAGAGGCGAAATAAAAAGAAGTGATTTATATCGTTGCAAAATTGAAGGTGCTGATCTACAAAGCTGTAATCTATTTCAATCAACATCTATTAAAGGTTCTAAGGTACAATCATGTTATACGCATGCAAGTTGTACCCTAGAAGACTGTTATGTATTTGGCGTTGACAGTATTTTTAAAGGTAAAATGAAAGCGGGTATCTTCAGAGAGGGTGGATACAGCGAAAAACATGCACAATTCGACGGAACTGAAATTGTGAACTCTACAAAAATAGACTAAAGAAAATGGGAGATATTTTCGAAGGTAACTTAGGTGATTTAACAACACCACCATCGTATGATCCAAACTGCTTGAATGATTTCATCGATGAGATTGCAAGTGAGGTAACAGGTTCTTGTATGATTCCTATGAATCTGCCTAGAGCCGAGGTATACAATATTATTAAAAGAGCAAAGAAGTGGTTCTACAAGAACTATGAGTACTCAATGACTGAGAACTTCTTGTATATTCCTTTAGAGGCATTCCAGTCTGAGCACTTTAAAAATCGTAGGGCCCTAACTATGCCTGGTGAAAACCCAGCGACTGGAGGTAACGAAGTCTATTCTATCTACGCTGTTGCTATGGTTGGATCTAGATATGGTGCTGGTTCTTCTATTACATTTACAACAGGTGACTTTGATATTCAAAGAGCCCTATTTGGTTCTTTATATTCAGGCGGTTCATCTGTTGTTGAAGGTGCTGAGAACCTACAATACTATGTGATCAACGAATCATTCTTTGACATGGCGCGCCAGATCTTAGAAAATCCACTATCGTTCCACTACTCACAACAGACTCATGAACTTAAGTTCACAGGTCAAACACCAAACAAGCCTGTTATTCTTGAGATCTATGAGACTATTCCTGATTGTGCTCTGTTCGGTGACGAGATCTTCTTTAGATATGTTGCTGCGAAGGTAAAGGTTTCTCTTGGTCAGAAGCTAGCTATCTTTGGCTACAATCTACCTGGTAACATTACTATCAATGCTGATGTTATCCAGTCTATGGGACAGGAAGAACTTGATAAGGTAATCGAAGAGATCAAAACAGACGAAGGTACAGATTGGATGTTCCATTCTTAAACTGATATATAAACTTAGCAATGGAATTCTATATTAGAGCTTACGGTGATCCTAACTTTGATCCATATAAAATCCACTCTGAGAGTGAGATTTCAATGGTTCTTACACAACTCGAAACCATTCTTTTCACAAAGAGGGGTGATGTTATGGGTGAACCATTACTAGGAGCTAATCTAGAAGACCTTGTGTACACATTAAACTATAACGAAGGGCAGATTCGAGGACTCATTGAAGAGCAAATTGAAATGTTCTCACCGTTAGCACAAAAATATAACACGCAAGTGTCTGTATCTTTCTTTAAAGGGACTGTACGTGACATTGCGCAAATTGACATTGTAGTTGATTCTAAGTATCAAGTCGGTGTCTACATAAATTAATAAACCCTATCAATGGCTGATTTTAACTTTCTTAGTGCCGCAAGAGTCAAGGCTACCCAAATTCAGGAGGATACTAAATCGTATTTGAGCAGGGTTTATGGTCGTGCCAATAATCTATTTACTTCAGCTTCTCCATTTGCGCAAATGGTCAAGGTGGCTTCAGAGCTTACTGAGATGATCATGTACTATGTTGAAGACGCTACTGTTGAGCAGAATATTTTAACAGCTCAACAACCTGAATCAATCTATGGCCTAGCCGCTCTTACAGGTCACAATGCAACTAGAGGTTTCTCTGCTATGGGCGAAATTGAAATCGCATGGCAGCCAGGCCAACAAGACACTATTGCAGGTGAAACTCTATACATCTCTAGCAACACTGTTATTAAATCACAGAACAATGGCTTAAAGTATCTACTAAGATCTTCTGATGATATTATTCCACTACTTAAGTCTGAAAGAAACTTTATTAGAATACCTATTATTCAAGGTGAGGTACAGAGACAATCTCTTACTGGTACTGGTGAACCGTTCCAAACCTTTAATGTTCAGACTGGCGGTGCTACAGCACATGACAAGGTATATGTTTCAGTAAATGGTGAACAATGGACTGTATACAATAGCCTTTACGATATGAACGCAACGACTAGAGGTGTTGTTATTAGAACTGGTGTTACTGGTGGTATTGATCTTTTCTTTGGTAATGGTAACTTCGGTATGATGCCTAATCTAGGTGCATTCATCCTAGTTGAATATATTAAAACAGGCGGTTCTGCAGGTAACCTAGGAGATGCTCCTGATATCACATTTGAATTTGAAACAGCCGGCTTTGATAGTATCGGTAATGAATATAACTTAAACAACCTTATCGAGGTTAGAGTAACTTCAGCTCCTAAGATGGGTGCTGACCCTGAGTCAATTGAATTTACAAAGCTTATTGCACCTCTAAACTCAAAGTCATTTGTGTTGGCTACACCAGAGAACTACGAGCACTTCCTGGCGCGTTATAACATGTTCTCTTACATCGATGCATACAACCTGACTGATGATCAATACTTAGACGATGACAACGTTATGTACCTATTCTTGTTACCAGACGTTAAGTCTAAGCTAAGAACAGGACATGACTATTTCTCTATGCCTAAAGAAGAGTTCTTCTTTATGGAGTCTGAACTAGAAGGTATTAGAGAGGCTATTGAACTTTCAGGCCAGCAGATGGTAACTACTGAGATTTCGTTTGTGAATCCAAAGGCTAAGATGTATGCAATGAATGTTTGGATCAGACACTTTGAAGGCTTTGATGAAGTTAAACTTATGAGTGTTGTAAGAAGCAAGATTTCACAATATATCCTTTCTATTACAAGACGTGATAGACTTCCTAAGTCAGACATCGTTGCACTACTAGAAGGTATTGATGGTATTGATTCTGTAAACGTACAGTTTCTATCTAAGGCGGAAGAAGATGCCATGAGAACTGGAACGTATACGGTTACACAAACTACTATTACACCACAAACTCCAGTACTTGAAGATGTTGGTAACGGTAAAAATAGAATGATGTTCTTTAAGAAGACTGTTACTTCTAGCACTGTTACATTTGATAAGACTCAAGGTATTCCAGCTGAAGTAAGACAGAATGTTACAGGTCTTGATGAGTTTGGTGATATCGTCTTGAGTAAAGAAGAAGTTGCTATGTTTAGAGGTGGATGGGCAGATAGAGACGGTGCTACAGTAAATGACTCTGCTAGAATCGGTGAATTGGCTGCACTTTCTATTAACTTTAGTAAGCCTATCCCAAGATCAGTATATACACAAATACAGTCAGCAAATAGAAGAGCATTATAATGGCAGACGAACTATACAGAGGCCTTTGGAAATACAAGTTAGGAAAGCGATATGATATTGCTAAGTCTTCTAACGATAGTAGACTAAATGAAGGCAGAGACTACACGAATGACTTGATGCTTAAAGGCCTATCGAGACACATTACTCGTAATGATACAATGCTTGATTTCGTTAGATTCATTCAAGATATGTTTGTGAACGGTGTTAAGACCGTAACACAATTAAAACTATACAAGGCATTTGCAATGCCGAAAGACTATTTAAAAGTTAAGTAATGAGGTACCAGGGGCTTAGATTCTTTAATGGCATGAACACTGAAATTGAGCTGAGCTTTGACTCGGCACTCGGTGCTTATACTGGTACTCTAAACCTAAATGAGGTTTCAACAGGTCTATACGAAGCTGCTACTATCTTTATTCTAGAAGAGGTTGTTACACAATATGGTGCAGCATCCCTTATGACACCAATTGGTTCTAACGTTGGTTCTCAATTTATGTTTAAGTTTGCGGACACTGAATATACTAGTAAAGATATCAATCTCTTTACAGCGTCACTATCCGATGGTGATGTTTCTATTTCTATTGAGGATTCGGTTTACTTGGATCCACAAGATAACTCAATTGCAGTTAGTACACTTGATGGCATTCATACTGTAAGTGGCGCATCTACTAGAGAGGCACTTCAGGTAAACGTTGCCCTAAACTCTCAAGTTGAAGGACCTCACTTTAGATACCTACATGTTGTTGATGTAATTGATAACACTCTTGTTGTTGAGATCGAAGTATATGGTGAGACTGTTGCTGAAGAAGAAAGACTTTCTGTTCTACTTAGTAACCTAGGTGCAAACTTTACTGCATCTGATCAGTTCCTTTTTAAGGATCATGACATCAACGAGGTAGCTCCTGACTGGATTCTTATCAATAGAAAGCGTAGAGAACTTCTACTAGAACTTTCAAATATCAAACCATTCGTTGGAACATATAAGGCTCTTGTAAATGCTATTAAGTTCTTTGGATATAACAACCTTACACTTAAAGAATATTGGTTAGTCATTGACGATAGATCACCTATGTTTGGTAAACTTAAGGCATTTGAAGTACCTAACTCTTCAAAGGGTGCTTATGTCTCTAACAAACTTATGGGTGTTAGACTGCCTTCTTCAACATATAAGAAGACATCTAGATTTGGTCTATTCTATAAACTAAACACACCTAATGGTAACTTTGACAAGTGGGATATTCCAGAAGTTGATGAAGTATTTGACTTCACAGCTGACGAGGTACTAATCAAGCTTTATGGTCTTAAGTCTAAACTACAGCGTGAATATCTACCACTAAATGCCAAGATCATTGACATCATTGGTGAGGCCGACTATTTCACGAACTATAATACAAATATCTGGAATAACCAGAATCCTATTACTACCATGACAGCTGGTGTGGAACCTAAGATTGAGATCCACAACGCTGAAGCTTTTATCGAAGATTTAAATTTAGTTTCAAATCTTTATACTGGTAAGGAACAAAACTTTGAAAATCTGTCAAGTGTTGACAGGGCTACCTTATATGCCGACACACTTGCATTCTATAATAACTATTACAATTTAACTCGCACAACGTTTGCTGATATTACAGAGGCTCTTCCTATTGGTGCTCCTATTATGCTTGAGTGTACCTCTTTTGATGACACATGGGATGCAGCCATGTTTACTTGGGATGATGCTGAGTCTTACATCACTTGGTCTAATTGGTGGAAGCGCAATGTGTATGAACTAAGATGGACAATCACAGGTCCTAAGAACTGGAAGCAGGTGATCACAGGATCTATTGATGATGTACTAAAGGTTGCTATAGCACTTCCATACAAAGGAACCTATTCAGTTGTCTTCGAACAAATTGATCTATTCAATAACACTACAGTTCTAAGATACCCTAATTCTATTGAAGTTAAGATGAAGCAGGTTGAGATCTATGGTGTTTATAGATGGATGGATCGTGAGAAATATGATTGGTTCTCTTCTAATTTTAAGTGGGGTCAAGCAGGTGGTTCATGGAGCTTTCCACAACAGAACGATGATACAGTTGACCAAGAGATTGGTACACTTTATTTGACTCTTGATAGGGCTAACTATCTACATGACGAATCTAAGGGCATCAACTTCTCAATGGTTAGAAGGTATGCAGATTTGTCTTCGCCGACTGGTTTCAGTGAAACGGCCGGTCCATACTTTTGGAGAAACCTAAAACCACACACGTGGAACGATGGCAAACATACATGGTGGGATGCCACAAGAGTTGGTGCTGATTTAGCGGCTTCTTTTAAGATTATTAAGGCCGATGCGGGTTCAACCTTCACTATTGAATATCGCGATTACAATACTAACACTACGCTATACGGATCTCATGTTATTTCTACTGATCTAAATGATCCCTTTTTAACGAACGAATTTCAGGCAGCAGCCGATGATTTGAATGCATCTACCGATCCAATCATATCTAAG